TCGTGCCTCCCTCGTTACGCATTGTAAATGCTACCGTCATAGCTTATACCCCTGCTTGCTGTGCAGCGAGATGAGCAGCGTAAGCAGCCTTAACCTCGTCTGTGTGAACTGCGGCAGCAATCGCTTGAACCTCTGCACTCTCGCCTGTGATGTCTGCATCTGGTGCAACGACATGGCGGCTGAAGGATCGGCTGATCTCTACACCGTCACGTTCGATCACTGTGGCTGTCCTCACCTGTACGTGTTTGTAGTCTCCGCAAATTTCGATTTTGTCTTCAACTGTGCGTTCTGTTAGTGCCATCGTTTATCTCCTGTGATGGTTGGACTGACTACCCTGTGATCCAACAGGGGTATTAAGATGTGCGGTAGGCTATGTTAAACCTATACTCCACATTAGAAGATGCGCTTAGGTAGACTTTATTAAAGTTCGTAGATTCCCCACCTACTGAAACCCAATTCGGGAATGCAGAAGTATTACCACTTCCAGGGCCATCAAGAGGCAGTAAGGATGTTTTTGTGGAGGGGGTACCAACCGCACCTGAAATTATATGTGCGAAACCCATTGCCGCTGAAACACTAATGCCGCTAGTGAAAGGCAGACCCGCAATTCCAGGAAAATCATTTGTAAAAGACCCTGTGCCACCATTAGTTCTTACGCCTCCATAGCAATATACCCAGTTTCCTATTTTTGTATAAACACCATCTTGCCGACCGTATGACCCACTCCAACCAGTGATCTCTGGACTGAACGTCCCAAACTCATAGTCATCCAGCTTATTAGCCGCACCAGTGCCGCCAAGGTAGACACCGCCAGACAGGTAGAGGTCTTTGAAGCGGTTGCCTGATGCCCCTATATCAGCGACACCTGTAGTTTCTGGGTATACTATAGAGGAAGTGCCAAACGCTAAACGAGAAGCTGCGGATGGGTTTCCGTCAATGAAAAGACCTCCATTGAGCGCCCCAATACTCCCCACAGTGGTGCCATTCTTCTGCACGTCAATGATAGTCCCATCTGATGTAGCACGGTCAACAGTGAGGACAGTAGCGCCATCGTTGTCTACTGTAAGGCCACCAGTGTAGTTCTGTGAGTTCACCTCGTAGGTGCTGTAAGACACAACCTCCAGTACATCACCTGAGGCTGCACCAGTCGTCAATACTACGTCTGAGCCATTGGTAGCTGTGAAGTCTGTGCCATCCACCAGCTTAACACCGTTGAGGTATACGTCGAGGAACTGTGGTGTGTAGCCAATAGTAGCGAAGCTAGTCTGACTTGAAGTGGCTGTGAAACTCTCACGGTTCTGTGTTGCCTGTGGTACAGGCTGTGTGCCAATGTATCCTGACATGTTACATAGCTCCTATAATAAATGCGAGTAGTTCAGGGTAACGTACACCAAGTCGGGTACGCTCAGTGGCACCTGTTACATTAGCAGCAGTAGTGCTAAGGAGTACGGCCTTAGTGCCGAGATACCCAGCCATTATGATTGCTCCAGTACTGAGATGATTACATCAGCAGAAGTAGCTGTATTAGAAGTAACTACTACTGTATCAGCAGCTGCTAGGATGATCTTACCATCTAGTACACTCAAGCTAGAGCCAGCTGGAATAGCCGCATCTTTAACTAGGTATACACCAGCACACTGCACTGAGATAGAAATCTGAGATGCTGCTGTGTTAGCCACAGTCATACCGATCATGACTGCTGTAGTAGACCCTGGTACAGTGTAGACTGTAGAAGGTGAAGTACCTACTGAGGCGCTTGTGTAGTTGACGAAAGTATTAGCCATTTGTTAGTTCCTTGTTTGATTCAACCGAGGGCGATTGCCAAGGCAAGGGCTGTGCCTGCTTGGTCTACATCTAAGTTAGTACGTGCTGCAGCCGCTGTGGAGGCGCCTGTACCACCGTCTGCTACTGCTAGGTCACCTGAGGAGGTGATTGAGGAAAGGTCTGCTGTAAAGGCCCCTGAGGCGCTCAGGGTAGTGAAGCTACCAGCTGCTGCAGATGTACCACCGATGACTGTACCATCGACTGTACCCCCGTTAATATCCACCGTGGATACAGAACCTAGGTCAGACCAAGTACCAGTAAGAGAACCACCACCTGTAGCACTCAGTGCAGTGAAGCTACCAGCTAAAGGGCTTACACTTCCTATTACAGTGTTATCAATCCCACCTCCAAGGATACCAGCTGAAGCTATGACCGCTGAAGGGATAGTCATAACACCTGTTGAGTCAGCAATGGTGGCTGAAGCAGTACCGTCTTTGGCTTTGATGTTGGTTACTTCAATGTTAGTTGTATCTAACGTGGTAGAGTTAACTGTTACAAAGGTAGGGCTGTCTGTTGTGTTTACACCTTGGTTTAACAGAGTGTCAATGCCATCGAGTTTAACACCATCTGCAGCTACATCACGCCCATCTACAGTGCCACCAACAGTGATGTTACCTGTAGCACTCAGTGCAGTGAAGCTACCCGCTAGAGGAGTTGTAGCACCAATGACAGTGTTATCAACAGTACCACCGTTGATGTCAGCAGTAGTAAGCACAGCAGAGGTGATAGTAAAGACACCAGTGCTATCAGCAATAGAAGCAGAAGCTGTACCATCGTTAGCTTTGATGTTAGTCGCTTGCAGGTTAACTGACTCAAGGGTACCAGCGAAGTAGCCGTCCTTAAACATGTAGACTGAAGTACCTAAATCGATATCGTTGTTAGTAACTGGGTAAGCTATACCGTCTTCGATACGAAGTTGTTCAACACCTGTCGACGCTACATCTACGTAGAAGCTAAGACGATCATTAACAGTGTCTACTTCAATCTTATTAAGAGGGGTTGTGATACCAGCATCACCTATAAGACCAATGACAGGCCCTTCAGCTGTTGTACCATCATGTGCGTGACCTGTAGAGTTATTGAATGCGTCAAGAAGTGCACTGAACTCATTGTTAGAGTCAGACGCTTGAATAACATCACCGTCAGTATAGGTACTTTGTCTTACGTAACCTGCCATTTGTCTCTCCTGTTATCTCCGTGCCCCAGTGGTAAACTCTAGGGAGAAGCCTTTTAATGAATATGGGACCGATACACCGTTATCTACAACACGTAGAGCAACAGAGAAACCTGAACCCTCTACCGGTTGCCTAATCAGTGGGTCTGTCTGACCACCGTAGGTAACTGTACCGTACAGGCCAACACCGTATAGAGCAGCAACCTTCGTTGAGTCAAAGGGGTAAGCCTCTGGTCTAGCTACTTCAGCACTTTCGTAGTCATACCTAAGGAACAGGTCAGAGTTAACGGCACCTTCTGGTGCGTAGTTGATAATCACTCGTTGAAATGCTTTACGAATACCAGGGTCACCTGCTGTGATGTCTGGGCTACGGTAACGTCCAAGGATTGTAGTAGTGTCGAAGGTGTTACCCTCTTGGTCCCTGTATACGTACCCATCGTAACCACCTAGCATAATAAAGTAGTCACCTTGGTACTCTTCGGTATCACTGCAGTACATCTTAAGACCACGGGTGGTAGAGAACTCATAACCTTGGTCTTTACCGCTACAGATAACACCTTTAGTGTCTACTGCGTCTACACCGTCTTTAGAGAATAAGATTCTATACTGTGTCTTATTTGGGATAACGTATGACTCAAACTCAGACACACTCTTCTTATCCTGGAACAGTTCTTGGATTGGCTTAGTAATAGAACCTAGTTCAACGTCACCAATCTTCTGAGTACCAGCGATAGTCCGTAGACCGTCTGGTCCGAGAAAGATAACATCCCCTGCAAACTCTTTAATAGTCCAACCACTACGGCAACCAATCTCACGAGTAATGGGTTCTAGTTTGAAGTCAGCTTGGGAGCTACCAGTAAGACGATAGATACGGTTAGCTGAGAAGATGTACAAGCTGTCGCGGAAGACGATCATCCCTGTTACAGGGCTGTCCACTACTAGGCTACCAGCTCCATTAGCAACTGAGAAGTCATCCAGTGTAAGAGGTGCTGTAAATATAACCTCTTGTGGGTTGGCCGACATACCAGTATAGAAACCTGTGTTCTTAAACACTGAGATGTAGTGTGCATCAACTGGAGAGTTAGTCCCGTTGATATCTGTCACAGAGGTACCATCCCAGTATGAGACACTGTTAGACCCATCAGCAAAAGCTAGGAGCTCTACACCGTTAAAGTTAACACGGCGGAACGTATACTTCTTAGCACCTGTACGTCCAGAGTCAATGGAAGTCCACATCTGGTATACTGTTGTAGAATCTAAGTGCTCAACGTCAAGAGTGCTATTAGCACCCCGAGTACACCCTGTGAAGGTCGTAGTGGTTTTACCTGTGTAACTGATCTGCTCAGAGTCAATGATAATAGTACCAGTGTCTGAGAAGCCTGTAGTACTGGCTACAGTGACTGTTGTAGCTGCCTGGGCTAAGACCCCACTTAAAGTATTAGATGCGTCTGTAGAGCGGTATACAGCCTCCCCACGGGCTGCTATAGCCTCCCCTTGGTAGAAAGCTGACATCAAAACAGGCTCAGCATCTGATACAGTAAACGGGACCTTCTCTGAGGTCCACTTAGTATAACCGTCTATACGGCGGTAGCCACCTGTTGTGTCTGGTTCAAAGTTCTCTAACTCAAGAGCCATACCTGGCTCGATGTTGAAGTTGGAACGGTTGAGGACTAGGCCACCCTTGAGAGGAAACACAAAGGGGCTAAGACCAGAGGAATCTGCCATGTTATTTAGCCCTTATTAAGAGATGGAAGGAAAGACGGAAGGGGTGCCTGACCTTTCTACTACAGTGGAGCGTACGTACGGGTAACGGTTAGTCAGGATACTTCTAATGTTAGAGATGCCATCCTGGAAGCGAGCCCAGTTTGCACTATACTGGTCTAGCTCACCACGGTACTGGTATGCGTAAGCCGTAGCACCGTCTGAGATTACCTGACGGTACGCAGAGGGGATACTAGGTACGTCAGCTGCAGCAGTAAGAGAAACAGGTTGATCGTAGTATTCGTACTTAAGTGTGTAAGCTTTATCTGGGTATGGATACAAAAGATAGTTGTTATCAGGTGTACGTACTACCCAGAGGGGACGACCACCTTGTGTTGTTGTATCATCTTCTTGATCTACATACTTGTCTAGATACTCTTTGTAATCTAGACGGGAGAGGGCACCACCTGTTGAACCGAGACTAGCGTCTTTAACTAGACGGAATGTATCGTAGTCAACAGTCTTGGCTGTTGTAGGAATTGTGTAACGAGTTTGACCAGCTACCAATACTTCGGTCTGGGTAGCGTGGTTGAAAGGCCAGTTAAACTCTCTGTGGTTGATGTAGTTAATAGCATCGTTAACTGCATTCTTACATTGGATCTGGAATCCCCGAGCTGAGCCAAAGTTAGAGGAAGTAAGAGACACCTCGTTCAAGCGGGCCAATACTTCGTTAGTAATGTCTAGGTATGTATAAGCCATTTCTTACCTTGTCTATGAAGTCCGTACAGTGTTAGAGGCCCCCGAAGGGGCCCCTAGTTAGTTATTATGCCAAGTTGTACTTAGCTGTTACAAGAGCCTCAGGACGCAGAATCTTACGACCATAGAGGTGCATACCACGAACGATGTCAGCAAAGCTGTCTGGGTCACGGTATGTTTCAGTCTTGTTGATCTGCTCAGCAGTTGCTACAGCAGAATCATGACCACCAACAATAACACCGTAGTTGACGTTCTGGTTGTCAGTACCTGTAGTAGCAGGACCAGTGCCGACTGAAGGAAGGTTGTTAGAAACGTATACGCGGAAACCATTCCACTTGTTCATAACAAGACCGTTGCGCAGAGCACTTGAGTCACCGAAGTCAGCATTCAGGAAGCGGCTGTCTTCGTCCATCAGGACTTCGAGCATTACTGGGTCAATTACGATCCAGCGGCCATCTTTATCAACGTTCTGTTGGTCAAGAAGACGACCCATACGGTTGATCAACATAACAGGTGAAGCATATGCTGTTGGCAGAGCTGTTGCACCTGGGAGGCGAGCAGCAACTGGGATCGAGTGATCAGCAGCAAAAGGAAGAGTGATGTTACCAAATGAGTCTTTGCGGAGCTTCATTGAAGCCAGCAGTTCGTCTGAACCAGCCGTTGTGTCAGCTTTAGTACCGTTTACTTGGTCGTTTACAGTGTCACCGGCAGTGTGCAGAGCAGACTGTTTGTAACCTGAAAGGTAACCGAGTACTTCTTGGTCAAGCTGGTCAGCCAGGCGGTAAGCCGCGCGGTTTGTAGCAAGGTCCATGAAGTTAACGTGGCTGTGTGCTTCTTCGATATCGTCAATCTTGAAAGCAAAGTAGTTAGCTTTGTCGACAACGAGTGAGAAGTCTGCGTCATCAAGGTCTTGAGCAGCGATAGTTGTACCACGTGCGTAGCTTGATACTGAGATTTCAGGCTCTTTGATGATTTTAACTGTATCACCTTGTGCACTGATTTCACCGAAGTAGTCAGAGTTAGTGATGTCATTACAGATAGCCTTCTTGCGGAATGCAAGTTGTACTTTCTTGGAATAGATAACACTTGAGAAGTTGCCGTTAGGCAAGTTGGTGTAACCACCAGCTGATGCGAAAGCCATTGTATATATCCTTCTAGATGTTTGGCTTGATAAGTAAGAATCCTAAAGACCCACACAAGGTGCTTAAGGTTAATCGAGTTATGTGTGGGAGGATTCCAGTTAAGAGAACCTAAACAATCGGGATAAGAGGCTGATAGATTTCTAGGGTGCTTTCAGGGTAGCTTGCCAGCTAGTCCCTCCAGGGCCTGTACTTAATCAGGTAAGTCTTAGAGATTATTAGTGTTCAGTAGTCTACCCCGTTAGGGGCTACTGTATATGTTCACGGGTATCCAAGGCGGGGCCGTTAAACATATACAGTTATACCATACTCGTCCTTGGGTGTCAAGGTTTAATTGAGTATAATGATATTAGCGAGCACGGCCAGAGATGTCGTAAACAAACTTACCTGAGGCCATCGCTTCTTGGATTTCATCGTAACGGTTCTCAAACTCTTTGTCACTCATCTTAGAGACAACTGACTCTTTGAGATAAGAACCTGCCTCGTCTGTATCAACTACAGTACGGGACTTCTTAGCTACTGTTTTAGCAGCATCCTTGGCTTGAGCCTTCTTAGCAGAAGGTGTAAGACCGTTGTCAACCTTGTAAAGGTCAAGAACACGGATAACACTACCGGCATCGTCTGAGTTCTCATAGAGGGCGTCACGTACCCACTTAGGTTGCTCGTCGACCCAGTCATGGAACTCGTCTGCCTCACGGAGGTCATCGAAGTCAGAGTGTGCTTTACGAATCTCTGTCTCAGCACGAGTACGGGATGCTTCGTACTTAGCCTCATCCAACTCCTTGAATCGTTCACTAGCATCAGCGAAACGCTCAGCAGCTTTCTTCTCAGCAATGGTCTCTACGATAGCAGCTACATCGGGGTGCTTGCTTGCCCATGCTTCGATGTCTTCGTCTGACTTAGGTGGACGGACTGAGGTGTCGGATTTAGCAGCTTCAAGCTTCTCTTTCCACTCCTTCTCCTTCTCAGCCATATGTCGGCGCAAGTCACCATAACGTTTCTTAAAGGACTTCTCCTCACGGCTAAGCTTCTCATCATCTTCTTCATCAGACTCGTCAGACTCAGGAGCAGCCTCTACAGGCTCTTTAACCTCTTTAGGGGCCTTGGGTACCTCGGACTCCTCCTCGACCTCCTCAGGGGCCTCTACGCCGCTCTGAGCGGCCATCAATGCTGCTAGTTCCGCTTCATCCTTTTTCATACGAGCTTGCTTAGCTGCGTAGTTGCTTCCACGGGCCATCATAGCCTCATCAATCTTAACTTCTTTAACCATTTCTTTAGCCATTGTATATTCCTTTATGTTGGGGTCAGCTTATGCTGAGTGGCCTTAGTTAATTATATAGGAGTAGTTGGTAAGGGCCTACTTACGGCCCAAACCCTTCTTAACAGTTGGTTTCTTTTCCATCTTCTTCTTCTTAGAGGGACGAGGGGCTACAAGGCCACCTTTAGCCATACCACCCCAGCCGGAGCCTTGACCTTGGTCTCCTTGACCGCCTGTGGCAGCACCAGCTGCACCATCACTTGTACCACTTACACCATTACCCATACCGTCATTACCGCTGGCACCAACACTACCTGTGCCACCTTGCTGAGCACCACCTGAGGCTTGACCAGCAGTACCTTGGCCTTCTGGGCCATCGTAACCCTCAGGACCTGGTGCATTCATCTCAGCAATAGACTTACCTGTACGAGCAGAGGCCTCTAACTGGGATGCAACTCTATCACCAGCAGTAGTGGCTAGTCCACGGTAATCTGCAGCAGTACGACCTGTACGTCCTGTGGATGTAGGAGCTGTGGTTGTACTTGTTGAAGTAGATGTTGTCTGAGAACCCTTAGGTGCTTTACTGTTTTGCGAGATAGCTTCAATAGCTTGTGCAGTCTTATTCGCTAGACCAGAGGTAAAGAGTCCCTTTGTGTTTAGATTGTTCTCTTTAGCAAAGCTTTTAGCAGCCTCTGCAATAGCATTAGCTTGAGCTGTATGACCCTGTGCAGCTAGTGCAGCTGAGTTAGCCATTGCTTCTGAGTAGGCCTTACCTGCCATAGCTTTACCTGCAACACTAACACCTAGGGCCCCAAGTGGTCCTGCAAAGACCTGACCCGCAACACCAAGGGCCTTTGAGCCAAAGGACTCCTCACCGCTCAAGGTAGACATGGTTGCCTCAGCAAGTGCATCTGGGTCTCCGTAGTCGAAACTACCCATCCAGCCTTTACCATCGTTCTCGTTGTCTGTAGTAGGTGTGTTCTCATCTGGACCACGACCCTCCCCAGGTTCAGTAATACGTACAGGTGTGTTAGCTTGTGTTTGGTACACAGGGGCCGATACACCACTGGTAGTACCTGTTGCCTGTTGCTCTTGTTTAGTCTGTTCTTGTTTGGTAAGAGGTAACCCTGTGTAGGAGAAACCCATTTGGTACTCACGGGGGTCAAAGGAGCTACGGTACGTACCATCCGTTACAACACCACCTTCAGCCATAGCCTGTACAGCAGCAGGTTGGGCCTGTGGGCCTGCATCTTGAATGAAGATACCCTTAGCTTTCAACATGTTTACAATAGATGGGTCTTTAGCAGCAGCCCCTTTAACACGATCAATAATACCGTTAATATCAGTACCAGGTACAAGACCACCAGCGGCATAACCATCCAACGTGTCTAGATCAGAGGAGAGGGTATACTCGAGCAGGTCCTCTTTATCTTCAGAAGATGCGACAGGTGCACCGCCGATACGTCCATTCTCACCCATATCCTCAAGACCTTCTTTGGCCTTGTTCACCATCTTCTCGAGAGTTGATACACCGATGTACTTAACTACGTCAGCAGGTACAACGTATTCACCTTCTGACAGTTTAACGTCTACGTCATCACGTACGTCAGAGGCGTTAGAGCCGACAGGTATTTCGTTACCCGACACAGGGTCTACTTCCATACCGTCTGTAGCCAAACCACCTTCTTCCATCATCTTATCCATTTAGTATGTCTCCGTCTTTGCACCGTTGATTTTATCACGGAGCTGTTTAAGGCTACGTAACGCTTTAATCTCACCTTGTAGGCGATGTAACTCCAAGGGTTCATCCCTTTGTTCTATTTGTTTGTGGGTATATGTTATACGTTCATCCAGCTCATCGCAGAAGGAGTCCCACAGTGGTTTATCATTTACTAGTCGTTTGATTTCCATAACTTACCTTTATAATAAAGCTGGTATTAAAGCGGCATTAGCGAGTTGAGCAGATTCAGTAGCAGTTAGTCCACTTACCCCACGCTCAATAACAACAGCCCTTGTGGACACTTCTAATCTAAGGAAGGCATCATAACCTAAAGTCTGTTCAAAAAGAGAGGTATTAGGGTCACGAGGAAACAAGTTACCCGACACAATAATCTCCCCATCACTCGAAGGCATCTTGATACGCCAACCTAAGTCATTCCTACAGAAGAAATAAGGGGCAATAGTCTGACCTGAACCTACGTTATCGCCACCAGTAGTGTCAAAAGCTGGGGGGTACTTAGCGTTATCCCCTGCACGAATCCACTCTTTCCACGCGCTATAGATGTTAATCTGAGTGTCAAAAGAACCAATGCTAGGTAAGGTTATGTAGAGGTTATCCCCATCAAAAATTGCATCTGCCATTACGGGTTCCTATAGTTTCTGTCTACCCGTTGTTGAATTGGAAGTGTCAGGTTAGACGATGTATCAGCACCTTCAATTCTTTGGTACTCGTAGCCAAGGGAATGAACAACAATATCAACACTGCCCACTGAGACAGTAGTTGAGAATGTAGTGCCTGAATTTTCCACCCCTGCTATTTCTGTGGTAGTTCCTGCTGTGTACACACGCACCTCAGAGTTAGCTTTTAAACCTGTGAGCGTTAGAACTGAATCTGGGAACACTGTGCCGTTAGCATCTGTTCTAGTTCCTGAGAATATTGCACCATTGGTTAAAGTAATTACACCTGTCGTAGTCATATCACCAGTAAAGGTTGATGCTTTAATAGTTATGGTATTACCAGATACGGAAAAAACACTAGAGGCCGTTGCGTCAATAGTGACGTTATAGGCACCTGCGTCTATTAGATTACCTGAACGAGTTACCAGTGTTGATAGTTCACCCGCATAGTTGTCAACTAAGTAAGACTTTCCTCTATCGTAGAGTTTTTGAGGTGTCCCGAGCGAGGTGTATGTGTCAGTAACGGCCTTGTTAAGCTCAGTGATATTTGGGTCGTCAAGCAGGTTAGGCGCGAGTGTAAAGTCTGTGAGTATTTCATCAGAAGAAACATCAAAATTAATGTTATTTGAGGTTAATAACTCGCCAAGATAACTAACGTGAGATACTGACAAAGGCAATTTATACTCGCCTGTCATGTGTTGGTAAGTGCCAGTGTTGGTGTTAATCATGGCAGGGGTCATTTTGTTGTCGAGAGTGTTCATGTTCCCGGATGCCCCTAAATCATAGGCATGAACTTTTCCCCATTGGATTGCCTCGCTTAGTTCACCATTAGCACTAAGCGGGGCTTGCGAGAGCACTGACCCTCCTGCATCATAGACGTATCGGGTTGTGCTTGCGTTAGCGTTGGCACCTATCCCCGCTGTCTTTATAGTTCTTAAAAACGTAAAAAATGTTTCATTAATAGAAGGATTAAACCTACAAGCAATAAACTCTGCTATCTTGCAGTCAGTCAGCGCAAACTTACCCCGTCTCTGCACGACATAACGCGGGCTTGAGAATTTTAATAGCTCAACAACACCACTAAAGGCGTCAATAAAAGCGCCCCGGCTTGTACTACCGTCAATAACAAAGCCCGTGGTGTCGGCAGGGCTTCCGAAAAAGCTAATATCATTCATATTAATATATGTTGTATTTTTTAAAACACTGCCCGCGTTAACGCCTATTGAGCCATTCCCGTTACCAACAACAACACAACCATCCAAATCGTATAAATACCCGCCATCGTAGTAACCGCCACGCCCCCCTCTTACAAAATCCAGCGTTGAGTTTTTAAAAACAAAATCAAAATTTAACTTGCGAGGGGAGATTGCTATGCTTGAATGATCAACAACTGCAAGATACCCCGGTTTTAAGGTATCTCCTGCCGCATTTGTTCCCACATAAACATTGCAAGCCGCGTTAGCAATCTTAAACTTATTAACTATAAGCGTTCCTTCAAGAAGGAAGTCTCCCGTTATTTTCACATCAGTGTAAGCCGATGTATCTACTATTGTGTTGTTCGCGGTAGATACAACATTGGTCATCCCAACCAAATCAGAAAGGGTTGCGGGACTAGCTGTTTGCTCCAGTGTTGTTCCGTTAATAGTGAAGCTCATTAGGCTACCTCCTTTAGTTAGTCATTGCTGTAGTTTCTTTCGAGTGGTGCTACCAATGATATGTTTTGCCCAGTTGCTCTTCCGATAGTCGCGGTAGCTGACACATACTGTGCTGTGTCTAGTCCAATCGCAACAACCGTCACACTAGCATCCGTACCTGCTGTTCTGCCGCCTTGAGTGTTGCCATCATAATCAAAGTCAAACGCGATAGTTTCGTTTCCACCGATAGCGCCAGATATGTCAACCCCGGCGTTGTTATCTACCAGAATAGCCGAGCCTGTACCAAAACCGCTCGTAAAGAACATACGGTAAATTGCATCTGAGTCCGACACTAAGTTTGCATTGAAGCTAATTGTACCTGCGGCAACAAACGGGAAGGTGCGTACAGTTCCACCCGTGTCAGTGAAGCTCAGTCTGTTTGTATCATTTGTCTGGAAGTCGTCGATATAAACACCTGTAGTCGTGCTTAGTGCTTCCCCTGCAAAGCTCATCAGAGAGTCAGCAAGTGAACCGTCTTGAGAACCTAAACCTTCGTCAATATCACTAGCTAGGCGCAAGTTGTACTGGACAAACTCATAAATCTGTTCAGCCGTACCTTGGCTGCCATCTACAACAACGTCAAAGTTATAGCTAACACCACCAATAGAGCGTGTGACCGCACCATAGGTGATAGACATACCTGTGTAGGGCGCTGTGGTAGAGATAGTCGAATCCGAGGCGGTGACTTTACTGTCAGCTGATTCCGCAAGTGGGAAACGGTTGGCAATGTAGTTTAGAGCAGTCAGACCAATACTTGTCGATGTAGCAGAGCCGTAAGTCTTACCTTGTGCACGGATGTACACTGTTAGGGTGTCGGAACGCTTGTCAAAGTTACCATTACTTGAGTCACCGAAGGTCTGGATAGCCTGATTGATAGGCCCGGTGAAGTCAAAGTCAGTCTTGGCTGTGTCTGTCGAAAAGGCGTAATAAGCAGTGTCAGTGTTGTCGATGTTACCAAGAGAAATAATACCCATGTACTCACGCTCGATAGCGTCAGAAGCGTTAATCTCACGCCAACCTGCTGAACGTATCAAATTACGGGTAGTGTCGTTGGAAGGAACCCAGCCTTCAATAAATTCGAATTGCTCTGGTGTAATCGACACCATAGGGAAGGGGTAAGGGATAAGGTTTCCATCGGACTTCCACTCTTCTTTAAGGAAAGAGTAGAGAGCTTGCATTGTCACACCATCGTTAGACAGGTTGCCTGTGACATTCAGTGCGATAGTCTTAGCTGAAGTGCTAATAGTAATTTCTGTACCTTGGTTAAGGCTATCTGGGTCGATAATAAGTGTCATAGCTTTTCCCTACGTTATTGAGGCTAATGTTCCGTCATTGTTGTATGTGAGTGTTTTAGTAGATGAAACGTTATTTATTACAGAAACAACAGTGTTTAGTGTATTGTCACTATTATAGTTTAATGTTTTAGTGTGACCTCCTGCGTATGTCACTGTACTTAGTAGACCATTACTGTAGGTGAATGTTGGGGATGTTAACTTTGTCTCACTAGGGGTGGCGCTAACACCGCCCCCTCCTATGTAAGCACCTGTTACTCTTCCTCCTTTACCTGCACCTGCTCCTGTTGGGCCTCTAACATAACCGGCATCTACTACTTTACCAGAAGTTAGACGTAATGTCAAGTGGTAATTATCATCCACCCAAACCTTCTGAACACCTACTCCGTCTTCACCGTCTTTACCGGATGGCCCTGGGGGCCCCTGAGAGCCTCTCTCACCGTCCTTACCGTCTTTCCCTACCTCACCCCTTAGACCTACCGGTCCAGGTGCGCCACGGACGCCCTGAGGGCCTCTGAGGCCATCCTTACCGTCTACACCATCTTTACCTGCTGCAGCGGCCTTACCGTCCTTACCGTCACGTCCATCTTTGCCATCGATACCGTCTTTACCGTTGATACCATCTTCACCAGCTACACCTTGGATACCTTGAATACCCGGAGGGCCTTGTGGTCCGACGATGTTACCGAAGTCTAGGGTAAGACCTGACTGCCACTTACAATGTAGGCAACCGTTCTTAACAAAGAACTCAGGTGTCTCCAGAATGGGAGAGCGAGAGTGGAACTCTTTAAGTTGATCCTCTACCTTGCGTTGTAGGTTGGAGATGTCTACCGAATTAGCAGACGCCTCCTTCTTAGCAACGGCAATGATAGTGGCTAGGAGCTTACTATCCATTATCCTTGGCCTCCTAAGTACTGGCTAAGCTGAGCTTCTAGAGCCGCCATACCCGTGCCTTCACCTGTGTTGGCTGAGTGGCCTTGCTCACCGGGGACCGGAGCTGCGCCTGTACCCATAGCGCCAGCACCTGCACCGCCTGTAGGGGCCTGAGGTGCATTAGGATCACCTGGGGCTGGGACAGGGGGTGGGTTCTGCTCTTGGAACTTCTTAAGGATCTCAGCTTGGATAGCAGCCTCTGACATAGAGTTAGCAACCTTATCAGGATCAAGGTCCATTGACTCAGCGATCTCACGGATGATATAGTCCATCTTAGCGAAAGGAGCCAAGGCGGGGTTCTGGACAACCTGCAAGAACTGCATAAGACGTTGGCTACGTACTTCGTTAGCCATAAGGGATGATGTACCACGTGCCTTAACCTCGAGGTCACCCTTGATCTCTGGGTCATGGTCAAACTGCATATTGAAAGAGAAGAACGCTTTACCCAAAGGACCAAGAAGATAGTCGTCTACGTTCTTGATAACCGTGCGGATAGAGCCGTTAGCAGCTGACATGAGCATAGAGATACCGCTGGCTGTACGACCTACACCAGATACACCTGTCTGACCGTGAGAGAAGCTAGGGAGACCTGTTGACTCATCCGCAAGAACACGAGCCTTGTCAAACATCTGCATGTTCTCGTTAGATACGTTAGGGAATGAGGTGCCGAAGATACCCTGGCCCGGAGCACCACCCTGACGGCGGAACACCTTACCCGGATAAACACTGAGGTCTTGCCCAGGCACTAGGTTAGTCTCATCAACTTCGATAAGAAGGTTGCCTGACAACGCAGCGTTATCTACAGCCATACGCATGAAGCCGTTCATCAACGTCTGTGTGTCGTCCATGTTCTCAGCAAGACCTACACCGAAGAAGGAGTAAGGGTTTACTTCGTACGGTACTGCGTAGTAAGGGATGATCTGTGGGTTAAATGGGTTCATAACCAGACGGAGTACTTGACCGTTACATACCCAGATGTTCACGTTCAGCTGCTCAGCCTTACGTAGTTCACGAGGGATATCTACGTTATGCTCTTCCAGTACTTCACGGTCGACATAACCCCAGAACTCAAGAACTTGGAAACGTTCACTACGAGTCTCTTGGTTATCGTCTTCCATCACCTGCTCCCACCACTCTTTAGTGTAGGACTCGCCATACTCAAGGGCAAGATCGATGGAGTTGCTACGGAAGAACGGACGTTTCTTCAGAGCTCGCATCTGTGACCGAGACATCTTGTGACGTTCGATAGCGTACTCTGCTTCATCCATATTGTTAGCATCTGGGTCTGGGTAGAAGTTCCAGATAGATACAGAGTCACACGCAGGCATTGTCTTAATGCGGGGTTTGTAATTACCCTCTTCATCCCAGTGTGGGTACTCCTTGTCTACTGCAAAAGGACCCTTCATGATACCGGTACCAAACAAAGCACACTCAAAGGCTGCTGTACGGAGCTTCTTAGAGGCATTAGACTCCTCCAACTGGTCATGGATCTTCTTTTCCATCTTCTTAGCAGCTATCATAGCTGGGTATACAGTAATTTCAGTCGCTGTTGTACCAGGACCTTCCTTCAACGTATCCATAACCGGCTCTAGTTTAGCCTTCATAGCCCCAAGACGCTCTTTAAGGTCTACAACCGTCTCACCTGGGCGTAGTTTGGTGTCTTCTGGTGACAGTTGAGGCTCTTTAGCCTTCTTCATATCATCATTTGACTCGAAATGAGCTGATTCTACGATACCTTCAGGTAAAGAAGTTGGGTCTACGGAGATTGGGAACTTATTATTACCGAAAAGTACCTCTACAAGCTGACCATAGGCTGCCAGAACCTTTGTTTTGGTGACTTTAACGAAGATACGGGACTTTTCAGTCGATGTAAACTGTACATCTGGGCCGTAGAGGCCACGGTAGTTACGGTAAGAACGTACCCAACGTTGTTCATCGGTGTAACGGGCTGTCTCAGCCTTGCTAAACCGTTCTTCCACGAAAGAAACAACAGCGCCTACAGGCTCATCAGTATAGTCACCCTCTTTAATGTCCTTCACAAAAGAAGAATCAGACTCTTCCATGTTGTGTTCAATCTCAGTGGCGTCTGTTTCGAAGTTATCCATGTCTTTTCCTTGTGAGTCTTAATACCCAAACTTTGGGTCGGAGGCCTGAAAGCCTGATCTTTGTGCGTTAGGGTCGTAGTCAAAGAGACTACTGCGAGGTCTTGTCATTAGGCCGTACCTCAGAGCATCGTAACCGTGGTCAATAGGGCTCTTTGTATCTACATCTTCTGGATTATTCTTATCAAGAGGAAGAGATGGGAGTTCGGAGATGATGTTACGGCAGGTGTTGAAGAATACTAGTCTGGGTTCTTCTGTAAACTCGTCTACTTGCAGCCTGCGGTGTATCTCGTTCTTACCTGCGATACGGGAGCCTTTTGAACGATCTGATGGTCTCCAGCGACACCCTTTCATGATCATCTGCTCAGCTAGTGAGGGGCCTGTATCCCCTCTGTTATGCCAGAGGGAGCTATCAAGGACGCCGTAGCGTATCTTATCACCTGCCTCAGCTTCTAGGATCATCTCTGCCAGGTCTACAGCTGTTACCTTGCTGCAGTAAAGCTCCCGATAGATAACGATCTGCTCAGAAGGTGTTACAGCGAACCAAAGAACCGCTGTCATTGAACCATAACCGTAGTCACAGGCTCTGAACTTAGGCCAACTATTTGGTATCTCGTAAGGCTCTACTACGTGTTTTAAAGTACTGAACTCAGAGAAAGCTGAACCTTCGGAGATACTCCAATCACCGTCGAGGAGTTGACGCCGTTGATGTTCAGGCATTGAAAGAAGGTTAGCTTCATACATACCATCTTCTGATAGGTACGGGTTGTTAAACAGGTTAGCTGGGATGAACCTACGTTTAAAGAGAGGCTGACCCTCCCTTGAGTGACCCTTAGGCCATGCGATTACTTCACCGTGTTCATCTGTAGCATGGAAGCTAGTGTTAGCTGGTGCTGGGTCGATGAACATCTTCTTAACCCAGAAGTGCCCTGGACCACCAGGGTTGGTTGTTGCTCTCATATACAGGGGTAGACCTGAGGCACTGGTCGTACGTAGACGGGAGCGCATGTAGTTCCAGGCGAAAGGAGAAGGCCACTGTGTAAGTTCATCGAGGCCGATCCAGTTAAAAGCCTGACCTTGGTAACGCATAACGTCATCATCGCGGTCTAGGTATGACATCCAGAGGGTAGCTCCACTAGGTGCCACCCATGTCTTATCTCGCTCCATAAACTTGATACCAGGGATAGCCCGTGGGTAGAGTTGCTTAGATACTGAGATGAGTTCACGTAGTTCCTCTGTTGATCGACGAACGAGGAGACCACGGGACTGAGGGTTATTAAAGTAACGTACAGGGTCAGCAACCATTGCGTAGGACTTACCACCACCGGCTGCACCCCCATAAAGAACTTCTTGTTCACTGGCTGCGAGAAAGTCTGTCTGAGGACCCTCGTTAGGGGCAAAGATAATATCCTGGGCCGCTTGAATATCTATGTCAGCTGGTTTAGCTTTCGCTGGAACCGTCAGAGGAGTCTCCTCCTCCTTCTGTGTTGTCTCTAAGGCTTCTGGTTCCCGAGCCACCGATTCTTTCTTCTTCGAGCTTACGTGCCGTTTCTGCGGCTTCTTTCGCACGTCTTTCATAGCTTCGATAGGAGTTGGCTTTGTTACGCCTTTGTTCTTCGATTGAGACACGTTTATGTAATCCTACATGTGAGATATAGCGGCCTGAGTTCTCAGAGAGCCACCTAGCTACCATACGGAGACTGTACTCCGCTAAGTACTTCTTGGCCTGCTCGAGCATCTCTAGCTCACTGGGGATGGGTTGGAGGAGGTTAGGGTCCTCGGGGTCTTGTTCGTATCCAAAAGGTACATGTCTTCCAACACGTACGATAGGGTACCACTCCCCGTCTAATCCCTTTTTAGGAACCTTCCATGATTGGCCCTTAACTTTGGCCTTGAAGGAAGGTGCTTGTTTTCTAGCCATCTTATATCACACACACATTAGTTTGTCAAGTTATTATTATTGTTGTTATTACCACTTAGCCTTGTCAGCCCAGTAAGCTGCACTCATCTTGCCCTTACTGATGTTCTTGCCGTGCCGAGCCTTAAAGCTTGCACGTTTCTCCTTCATAGCAGCAGACTCACCAGCTTTAGGCTTACCTGCTGTCTTAGCACCCTGC